ACCCGATTGAGCGTATCTCTCAGATGTATCAAAACGGTGTGTTGAAGTATTAATTTTTATTATGAGGCTTCTATAGGATTGTTCTACATAAGTTCGATCGGCAATTCCTTTATAATATAACCATAGATCAGAACCGTGTTGAATTAAATTTATACTTCCTGTTCTTCTTGAATAGAAGGTGGTGTAATTGTTTATATCTAAAGACTGCTCAAGGTTCCAAGAGTCACTGTTTACGTCATAGTGAAATAATGAGCAAGTGCCTACAGAATTATGCACTGTTACTATATAATCTCCCAATATAGTAACATCAAAAGTATCGCTCACCGCAGTAAAACTCTGCTCTTCTTCCCATAAATTGGAAGTTGTATTATACTTTAAAATAACAAGGTCATCATCAGTGCCAGTTATACAAGCACATTTACCATTATTAGCGTCTAGATCAACAGCAAAAATAGTATTTGATCCCATATGTGTAGTTCTTAAATTTTGGTAAACAGTCATTTGACCGGTAGTAACTGGCCAAGTACCATCAGCATCCCGTTTATAGAAAATTAACCTAGCATTGTTGTTTGAGCTCGATTCGTCTGTGCCCAGTACTAACCAATCTCCATCACAGCTATAACTAACTCCATGGTTCGCGCCCCAACTCGAGTTATTTGGAGGCTCTGAAAAACAAGTTAATGAAGGAGAAGCTCCGGAAGTATCATAAATATATACTCCTCCACCCTGTGTATTTCTAGCAGATATATTTGGTGCACCTACTAATAACTCATTAGGCCCGATAAATTTTAAAGAAGAGCCAAAATGCGATTTAGCTCCAGGATTAGTTATACTAAAAACCTCAGGTCTAGTGGTAGTATTAATAGTATTGTAAAGGTAATCATAACTAAAATGTAAACTAAAATACACTTCTGAAGAATTTACTGTATGGATGCCATCTGTAACATGGAATGTTAATCCAAAATCTCTAGCATAAGCTGTATCTGTTGATGGAGTAATAGTAAATACATTATTAGCTTGAGTTATTGTAACTGCATTGGTAGTATCACCTTTGGTCAATGTATAACTATAAGTTAATCCCGCACCTTCAGGGTCTACTGCATTTAATGTTAAAACTAACGGCGTGCCATCAGTTGCCAGAGTGTATCCTGGTTGAAGCTCTGTAGTAAAGTAAGGAGGGGTATTAGGAGTTACAGCAGAAGATATCTTTACCCATGCACTGCTATCCCAAAGATATAAACCTTTATTTTCTCCCACGTAAGCTAGGTCTGCTGTTTCAGCGGAAGATGGTAAGCTTGTTAACAAGTTATAATCTGTAGCGCCAGCAGAACCACCGCCTCCAGATGAAGACACATCTACGTCATCACTAAATCCTAAAGTGTTATCTTGTCTAACAGTTAGAGACCTTGCCAATCTAGCAAATAAAAAATTCTTACTCGGCTGTGGCATTACTGATCTTGCTCCTCTTCGCTGTCATCTGGAATTTCACCCGATGACTTTTCTTGTGCTATCTGATCTTTCATTTCTTTTATCGCATCATCATCAAGTAAAAGAACGTTCTTCATTACGTATTCTTTAGAGAAGAATTCACCGACATATTGTTGCATTGTATCCAGAGTCTGTAACTTTTCTCTAAGTAGCTCTGCATCTCTTAGTTCAGAGAAGTGATTATCTCTAATATAATCAACTACAACGTCGTTCTTCCAATTATCCCAATCTTCTTCAGTAATAACACCCTTAAGCATTAACTGTTTCTTAAGAATACCTAGGAATAAAGAAGAAAACTTATTACGCAATCTATCAATAAACTTCTGAAACTTAAGCTCATCTCTATTTATCTCAGAAGCTCTACCAAGTAATCCGGCAGCCTGATCTTGTTCTAGCCGAGAAACAGGAACATTAAGAGCTTTGTACATCTTCTTCTGGAAGTATAAGATATCATCAATCTGACCTAGATTTTCACCACCTGGTAAAGTAGTAATCTCCGTACCTCTACCGCCTTCTCTACGAGGCAACCAGAAGTCCTCTAGCATAGACATATGCTTACGATCATCCCTAATCTTACCAGAGTCAGCATCATATACGAGCTTATTACGATAACGGGACATAATATCTTTCATATATGTTTCAGCTTTACCTCTTGGCAAGTTGCCTACATCAATATAAAAGATTCTACGCTCTGGAGCTCTAGCTAGTCTGTAAATAACTAACGAGTCTTCCATCATACGCAATTGGTTAATTGGCTTTAAAGCTTTATGGAGGTGAGATACTACTCTCTTCCGGTCGATATCAAGTAACCCTGATGTTACGTAAGATACCGCATCATTAGAAAGTTTTACCCCTTGATTTGTACCGCCTGGTTTTTCCTGGTAGATATAAAATTCATTTACACTCTCTACTAGAGACGCGCCAGTAGCTTCATCTTTCTTCTTTTTTACTTCTTTTACTTTACGAATCTTCGCGGCATCAATTGGTCTGATTTCCTGGATACCAGCTTTAGGTTGAGATTCATTAATAACAAGGTGGTGATACACTCTGCCATCAATATACCATCTTCTAAAAATATCATGGCCTAACTCTTTAAAGTTAAGCATAGAGCATACGTCTTCAAACTCTGTAGTAATTACTTTCTTAAGCTGATCGCTGAGGCCCTCAACATGATCTAAGATGAGAGTAACTGGTAGTTCATTCTCACCTGATACGATAGATTCGTTTACAATATCATCAATAGCTGCATCTACTTCAGGATGATAAGATACAGCCCGGTATTGTTTAATATTCTGAATATTATCTTTTGCGTGTTCGCCACCATCTACGTTGACATAAGTGCCATAATGCGAACCGGCTGCTGTAACATATCCAGCGCCGTCCTCATCTACAGGGGGAACAATAGAACGAAGTTTATCATCGGACTTATCTTTAGCCCGCTTAATTTCAAATCCAAAAAGTCTTATACTATCATCAGCCATGTTCGTTCCTAAAATTAGTTATAGAGGGACCCTTAAAGCCCCTCTATCTATTTATAGTGCTTTAAGAAGTAGTCGCTGCTTCCCAATATTGCACTTGGAATTCAACCGTAAATCTTTCAATTTCATTCTCTGAAGCATAGCTCAGATCAATTGGAGATAGCCCTGTAGGGAAACATCCTCTGAAATTATAAGTTTTAGCAATTGTGCCATCTTTATTAAGCTGATCAACAACAAGGTCTGCCTCATAGTCTACAGGATTAGTAAGACCTGTATTTGCACTATGAGCATTCATTCCGTTCATCCAACGTTCCATTGCATCACGGACATTGAAATCGGTGTCGTTAATAATAGTTGGAGTCCATACATCAAATGTACGATCACCAGCCATTTTTAATTGACGACCACGGAAAGGAACAATAATTGTACCCACTGTTGATGCGGGCAACTGAGCTGCCTCACACAAGAACGATGTAAGTTCTACATCGCCACCAGCATAACCTGGAAAGTTAATAGTAGCTTTAAAGAGATTAGGTCTCGCTCCACCACCACGTAACTTGGCTTTAAAATCATCTACGCCTAGTACTGCCATTTTTTATCTCCTTATACCTGCAATCCGGCTACTTCTTCGAAGTCGACACCGGTTCTAACAGCTACAAAGTTTAGTGTAATGTAGTTAATAGAGCGGGCAGGCTTAATGAAGATATTCGCAATGAATTCATTTCTATCTACCACAGCGGCAGAGTTGTTTGTTTCATCACATACTACTCTGAAATCCGTGATACCTCTTCTTCCTTTGACTTCTCTTAGGAATGGCTCTACAATGTTTACAAACTCCGCCCTTGTGAACTCATCATTGAATTCAAAGATCGTGTTTCTTGCAGCAAGCGCAATCGCGCGCTCAATAGTGTTAAACAATCTACGTACATTAATTCTGTCAAATGCAGAAGGCCGTGACATATTTGTTTTATCACCATATAGCAATACACCTTGACCAGGAAGGTTTGCAATTGGATTAACATTTGCTTTATATAGAGCATCTCTCTCAGCCTTTGAGGGGCTATATGAAAGAGCAGTTACACCTAAATAAGCACCTCTACGAGAACCTGCTGGTGAGAACCATGGACCTGCTTCTCTATCAGAAGCCGCCATGATACCTGCAGTTGAAGAAGCCGCTGGAATCTGGATATATTTATCGTTGTATTTGTCATACACTTTCAAGTAGTTGTTATCAATAAACAAATAAGAAGTGTCTGAGAATGTAGCTGCAGTTGTGATAGCATCAGCATTTGGCGAAGCTGATCCAACGATATCTGATCTTGCAGGTGAGCTAACAACTACACAATCTTTACGTTCTGTACCAGCAGTTGCCACTAAATCGTTAACTACGGTTGTTTGATCTGTTCTACTAGCCATGCCGGGCGCAATCAAGAAATCGACTTGCACTGCATCTTTATCTTCTAAGAGATCAAAGCCTGTAGCTACTTCTGCTGTACTTAATGCAGCACTGTTAACGCCGCTAGCTAGAGATAGGTCATCAGCAGAATCTGTAACTGCATTCATCCAGATATACTCTGAACGTCTGTTGATTACATTTTTCATATAATTAGTTGAGCCATCATCATTTAAAGCAGGAGCTAATTCTGATACAAATGGGAA